CACGACGCTCTTCCGATCTTAGTCTGAGGTTATCTGCATATAGCCTATGGTCCCATACAGGAGCTTCTTGAAATCGTCCAGATTTGCTTGTGCCGAGTCCGGAATGTAACAATCGAACTTGCGGATTATGTTGTTGAGTCTTCCGGAAGAGTTGACGAGGCTGCCGTTTCGACCGGGAACCTGATACTCCGTGTATTCGATAGAGGGAGCGGAGAGATACGTGTCTGAGGAGATGTAGATCCCATATGTTCCCGTCCCGGTTCCGTTGATGTAGAGTTGTTTCATCGCCATATTACCACCTCTGATTATTGCGTTTGATTTGAGTGGTGATCTTATCGACCACTAGGCTTGAAAGCTCTTCCGGGTTCATCCCGTTCGAGTTTATCGTCATGTTGATGGTCGGAGCGTTCCCGACTGCGTTCTGGATCATACTCATCAGCGAGTTAGTGCCGACGACCGTCTCAGATCCGGCTTCTCCTGCACCCAGGAGGCGACCGTTCGCCATCCCGAATATCGTCGGCGATGTCAGGACCATGCCGTTCTTCATGGCTTTGGCATACCATTCAATGTCGATATGCGGCAGCCATCCACTGCCTCCGAGTCCGTATGGAGCCTGACCACCGTACACCTTGAAGTGTGGGAGCTTGATATGAGGCAAACTCCAAGAGAAGTTAAACAGTCCTTTTATCTTCTCAATTATGCCCGTGATGGTGTTCTTTGCTGTCTCAAAGGGATGTGTCATAGCGTAGATGATGTTGGAGAAGACAGACGAGATCGTGCTCTTGATAGCGTTCACCTTGTTCGTTATCGATGACTTAATAGTCTCGAATATTGAGACCACCGTATTCTTCGCAGCCGTGATCTTGTCAGATATCGCTGTCTTGATGTTGTTGAACGTGGTCGAGAGATTCGTCCACAGTTCCTTCGCTTTAGCCTTTATCGTGTCCCAGTTCTTGTAGAGCAGCACGCCGATCGCTATCAGAGCAGCAATGGCTGCTATGACAAGTCCCACCGGAGATGTGAATGCGGTGAACACCGTGTTCAGTGTGGTCATTGCCGTCTTCAGCGTTCCTATGGTCTTTGTTATCGTGGCGATTATGGCAGCCACAGGAGAGATTGCAGCCACAAGTGCTACCACCGTCAGGATGGTCTTCTGCTGTGTTGATGTGAGGTTAGCAAACCACGTCACCACCTTTGTGACCACCTTCGCCAACTTCTCCAGTACCGGGACCAGAGCTGTCGCCAACGTTGTTCCTGCCTTCCTGAAGGATGCGGTCGCTGTGGCTTTGAGCTTGTCTATTGCATCGTTGAACTCATTTGCCGATGTCAGTGCATCTTGATCCAGGATGAGTCCCATCTCCTCAGCTTCTTCGCCCATATCCTTGAGAGCAGCACCGCCGTCGTCGACGATCCCAGCCATATCCATTGCGCTCTTGCCAAAGAGTTCCATAGAAAGAGCGTCTCTCTCGGTCTCGTTTTCGACTTTGCTCAAGGCTTCAATTGAGTCATACCACACATCGGTTGCATCTCTCATGTTGCCGTTTGCATCGTAGATGTTGACGCCGAGCTGGTCGAAGACCTCCGCTTCAGAGGACATCTTCGCCACGAGCTTCTTGATGGATCCCGTCATGGTGTCCATAGAGACATCAATTCTGTCTGCCGCATACTGCATCTTCTGAAGCTCTTCGACGCTGAATCCGGTCTGTTTTGCCAGCGTGTTCAGATCATCGGCTGCCTGCGCAGATTTGTATGCATTCCCGACCAGAGCCATGCCGAATCCGGCAGCAGCCATGCTCAGAGCACGCGTCTTGTCTGCAACAGCCTGGGCAGTGTTCCCAATCGTCGTGAGAGATACGTTGCTCTTGGCAAGTTCTGTCTCGTAGCCTTTCAGGCTCTGCGTCGTCTCGGCGATCTCTCGCTCCAGAGCTCTCTGCTGATCCAGAGTCTTGTCTGCATCCGGAGATGCTTTCAGCTGTGCCAGAGCTTCCTTCTGCTGCTTGAGCTTCTCCTTTGTGTCATCGACTGCCTTTGTGAGCAGTTCCTGCTTCTGCTTCAGCAGGTTTACATTGTTCGGATCGAGCTTCAGGAGTTTGTTGACATCCCGTAGCTCGTTCTCTGTGGATTTGAGGCTCTTATCGACAGACTTGAGGGAGTCAGTCAGTTTAGTGGTATTTCCCTCAATTTCTATCGTGATTCCCTTTATTCTGTTACTTGCCATCTTGCCTCCTAGAATCTATCAAAATCGTCCTGAGTGGCGATTTGCTTCCACTCGTACGAATCATTCGCTTTTTCTGTGAACATGTCATTCACCATGCCGACATCTAGGTCTTCCAGATCTTGCATTGAAAGACCTAGTTCGACACAGCGTAGCAAAAAAAGAGCGGAAGTCAGCTTCCGCTCAGTTCCTCTGCTTTTTTTTTAGGTTCCTCCAGCGTTTCAGCATTGAGCCCCCATAAATTGATGAGCTGTGGAAGCACATCATAGATGCTCATCATGTCGAATCTGTCCAGCCACTCATCCGGATCATCCGGGATGGATGGATCTCCCTGTTTTGCCATGATGTATGCGACATTTTCAAATGTTTCCAGAGCAGCAGCAGAGAGTTCTCCTGTCTCTGCTGACTGCATCAGGTCATTCATATCGCCAAACATGTCGCGCTGGAACTTCTGGCGGTATCTGCGTGTTGTGGCAGCTGTGGCTTTGAACTTCACATCCTGCCCACCGATATTGATCGTGCTTTCCATAGGTTTCTCCTTAAGTTGCTTACAATGATTAAGCTGTCGGTTCTACGACTGCGCTGAACCATGTGGCATAGTCTGTAGCATCTGCCGGGCATCTGCTCTTCACGACCTCGTCATTGATACGCGGCATAGCCGTGATCGTGACGGTTTCTGTCTGAGGCTCGATGCTCTCTTCTTTTGTGCTGCCACTGACTGCTGCCCTGGATGCTGTGCATCTGTAGAGGCAGTGTCTGGTCGCGTTGACATCGCCCTCGAACTGGAAGAGGAGAGCGAACTCTACCGTCGCCGTTCCGGACTTCTCTACATAGAAGCCCTTTGTGTCGAGGACCTCGCCAAGCACAGCGGTTCTGAATGCATCCGGAATGAGTGCAAGCTCAAGGTCGCCCTGATAGCCATTATTAGCAGTGCTCGTGAAGTATGCCACGTTATCTGCGTAGAATGTATTCGTGTCGCCCTGTGCATCCATGCTCAGAGATACTGCACCGGGAAGAGCTACGGGATTGGCATATGTAAGAGCTCCGCCAGTTCCCTGAGTTGCTACCGCATAATAGACATTCTTGATGCCGTATTTGATCTTGTTGTTAGCGCTAGGCATTGATAACAACCTCCGTTGTGAATGTTGTGATATAAAGATGCTCCCCTGCCAGGAAGTCTGATGCCTGGCTGAATGGGAGCTCGTACGAATTGAGGACACTACGGATCAGGGACTCAAAGATGAAGTCCTTCTGAGCTGTGTACAGCTCGATCACGAGTGTCCTCTGGTCTGTGTAGTTGATGTTGTCGGCCTTCATGTCGTTGTTGTCCGTGAAGAAGAAGCATACGAACGGAGGCTCCAGAGCTGTGTTGTCCGGGAACTCATAATACGCGTATGGGAGCCCGATGCTTGCGACCATTGTCGCCACGTCTTGTGTTGTCATAGCTTTGCTTTTATCTCCTTCTCGAATAAATCTTCTACTTCCTGATCTACTTCAGCGATGTGTTCACGCTGGCCGACGCGCTTCCCGTTGGCAGCAATGTGTCCATGTTCCAACAAATGAGGGAGCCCTGGCATCGTTTTATGATGCACTACTGCCGTCTTTGTGAGTCGCTTGTTGTCTGTCGTCACGCCCCATCCTTTGGCATACTTTCCGGTCCCTCCGACCTTCTGTGCTGCTTTGCTGTTCAGATCCTTTGCCGTTGCCCTTGCCACTGACAGCGTGATGGCTGCCATGTTTTCAGAGACATCGTCGCCATAAGCCTTCAGGATCTTTTCGATCTCTGCAGCCATATCAACCGGCTTGACTTTCCTTGCCATT